AACCACCATTAACATCTAAGGCAGCAGGATCAATAATAAACTCTTTAGGTGAGACAGGCTCAAGACCTACTTTAATGTAAGGTACTTCAGCTATTTCTCTTCGTGTAGTTAATGTACCTTCAACGGGCTTTTCTACGATTACACGATCTACAGTGGTGTCTACAGTTACTTTACCAATCATTGTTCCGTAGATAGCACCATTTAAGAAAGACTCACAGATAGCAGGCTTAACGCCACAGTGTTCTAGGTCTTCTTGTAGCACTCTACGTAAATAAGCCACATCTCTTGGGTCTTCGTCTAAGACATCATCATCAATGTCAAACCACTTTTCACGACCAAATGTTGCTTCTTCTAGCTCTGATACAGTAGCTTCTACAGCTTGTTGTGTTGCTGGAGAAATCAGACGAGACTTCTCTGATTCTTTTAGCTTATCTTCTTCAACCCAAATACCACGCCAGATGCGATAATATTCATCCCACTTCTGCTCGTAGTTTTGATCTCTATGGTTTTTCCAGTTTTCTAGTCGCTCTGTTAGCCAACTAGCAAGACTAGCATACTTATCATGTTCTAACATATTAATTAATACCCAGCGTGTTCATCTGTTGGCTCCCATTCATCTATATCAATGCTGTTAGCGAAATCTGCTACAGACACTTGATCAATGTAAGCTAGAGCGTCTAATTGGTCGTCATGTACTTGCGGAGAAGGAAAAGCAGTCATTTGATCTACAAAGTCTTTCCAATCTCTTTTACTGTTGAATGAAATCTTTCCGTGTTCCATTCGGCCTTGTAAAGACCAAGTTATCCGATCAGTCTTTTTCTTACCACCATGCGTTACTTCTGATATGACAACCCATCTGTTGTTTATACGCATCTGGTCTTCTAAGTAAGGCATGATAGCGTTCTTTAGAGCGCCTGCTTCTATACCTACTGTGTTTGCTTGGGTAGCTATGGCTGTGTTTAGAATACGTTCAGCCGTTTTTTTAATATTCCATCTTCCGTGTAGAATATCTTTTACCCACCAAGAGTCACCGGATATTTTGACGATAGCTATGGCAGTTTCGTCTAGCTTAGACCCTCTTGATCCTCGCTCTTTCGCTACTTGCTCAAAACCAGCAGGGTCTACTGCAATAACGTAGTGACCATCTGCTGGCTCTTCATCTTCAATGAACCAATCTTCTTGGAATATACCACCACTGAATGATTCAAAACTAGCTTCAAATTCTTGCCTAAAGGCTTGAGTAGACATTGTACGTCTAGCTACTTCTATTTCTTTAGGGTCAATTAGTGGGTTATCTGTTGAGTTAAAACTAAATGCTTCCCACTCATCATCTTTCTTTGCTTCACAATACAAATCAAAGAAGTGATTACGTCCTTCAGGTGTACCTATAAATAATGCTTCACCTTTTACGTCAGCTAGTGTAGGTCTAATGATTAGCTCCCACACAGAAGGCTTCATAAAAGCATATTCGTCTAGTACTACGTATCGTAGACCAACACCACGTAAGGTATCCGGTCTGTCACTTCCTTTTAGATAAATCTTTCTGTCATTGATCAAAGTGATCGTAGCTGTGTTCTCATGAGTGCTTTTGATTAGGTCTTTGCCTATATCTTTTAAGACACTCCACATAATGTCTTTAGCTTGTTGAAAGGTAGGTGCTATATAGAAGATGTCTTTATCTGGAGATTGTAAACCTTTTATTAGCAACGTCCACGCTGCCAAATGAGACTTACCAAAACGTCTACCACAAGCTGCTATCTTAAAACGAGCTTTAGAGTTAAATATCTGCATCTGAGCAGGGTGTAGTTCGACAGAAACATTAGGCATCGTTGGACACTTCTATAATTATTTCTTCGTACTTTTTGTCTTGCTTCTTCTTTTCTTCTTTTCGCTTAGACTCTACACTGTGCTCTATGACTGTACCACCAGCATCTTCTACTGCTTTCTGTACTGAAGTTCCTATCTGCTCAACAACAATATTGATAGCCATATCATCATTTTCATGTTTGATCTCTACAGCACGTTGTGGTGGCAGTATTCGATCCATACACATTTTAAGACAAGCTACATCACCTTCCATAGCCAAAGATATAACTTTATTGACTATTTCTGGCCCCCTTTCAGACATCAATTCTCTAGACAACTCTGTGTACTTGTTTAGAGAACCTTTTGGACGACCTTTAGGATTGGCAGACGGCATTCCTTTATAAAAATTAGGATTACCCCTTTTCTTTCGTTCGTTGGGATTATCTTCAGACATTAGAAAACTCTTTGACCACTTATGGGAGAGAATATGCTTTTTAAAAGACATAGAAATGCCCTTTAGGATTCTAAAGGGCTCTTTGGAATGTTACTTGTTTGTTAATCTTTATTGTTGTTGTTTTTATAAACTAAACAAAGTAGAACTAAACACAAGAACACTTATGTTACCGATTATAACATATTTTTTAACTAAAGTCAAGTCTATTAGTGTCTTTCTCCCGTCTTTCTCGTCTTTTTATTAGTTACTACATTCTTTATAACTAAACGTTACAACAGTCTTCTCAAGTATTCTTAAGGGTTCTACCCCCTTCTTTTCCCAATTTTACCTCCCATGTGCTTGTGACTATAGATGCAGATTTTTGTAAATACCAGAGGGGCTCCCCCGTGACCCGTCAGTCACAAAATGACCACAGAATACCTTAGAATTCACAACGTGACCCGTGAGTCACACTATGGACGGAATACTTAGGGAAGTCATGAGATGGCCAAAGGGTTCTTGAGATTTACAAAAGAGAATGCCTATGATTGTGGATATAGGCCACATAAGCACACCACAGCAAACACATGTCACATTTAGAACACTGTGTCGCATTTACGATAGACAACAACAGTACAAGCCACAGATAGCCGTTAAGGGCTCTATAAGCTCGCTGACGGGGTTTTTATGATGGTCTTATACTTTGTATAGGGTAAGGTCTGAAAACGTCACCTGTGATTTGCATATCTATAAACGACACTATTTGTTCTATTTGCGTCAGATACAGTGTTGTTACTAGTGTGCACTATATTGGTGCAAGTGGTGCTCTATTTTGGTGCACTGTAACTTATTGTTTTTATTGGGTTTATGTAGATTGTTGTCTATATGCGACATTTGAGTGCACTATTGTGGTGCATTGGTCTGGTGCTTGATTATAGACCAATATTTCTAAGTAGTTGTTTTTATTAGTATTTTAAAAGTTGGCACAGCCATTGCATTATATATGGCAAGTGCTTAGGCACTGTCGCTCTTTAACAACTTATATGACTACTGGCAGATGCGCTGCAAAAGCCCACTTTATACGCTAGACCGCTAACCATAGCCATGCTTATGGGGTCTCTTGGATACTGGGGTGAGTAACTAAAGTGGTGGTTATATAAGTAGTTGGAGCTTGCCTCTTTAACATTGTTGGACAAACACACACAAGACAATATACGGCTCTGTAGGGGCTACATATGGCGGTTAGGCATGGCTGACTGCTATATCTTACAAAGCTGTATGGAGGCTATTTATAAAGCCGTTGAAGACGTATAGAAAGGGCATCCGATTATATACAGATAAGAACAACGGCTTCAGTAAGTGGCCTTGAGATCACTTAACAACAAACAAACCAACTTTAATGAGGGAATAACAATGAATACTGAAGAATTTATAAACAACTTGAATGAAGTTACAAATGATGTAGGCGCCTTAGTACATCGTATAATCATAGTCAATGGATTTTACAAGCGAGCTGTTGACGACAGCAAGTCGAAAGGCGCGGAGAAATACTTAAAACGCGCGAAGAAATACGCGAAGCACATAGATGAGTTGCAAGATGAGCTATATAACCGCTATGGAATTCGAGTTAAATAACGCTATTAAATAAGTTGTTTTTCTCAAAGGCTCGCTCAGAGCCTTTCGGTAAACCAACAAACAAACCGGAGAAATTGAATGGCTATAAATTATAAATCTTGCCTACAACAGCAAGAAATGAAAAACGAGCATAATGACTGTTCAGTCAAAGCGATAGCTATAGCGACCAATCAGCCGTACATTAAAGCACATACAGTGCTACAAAAGTTAGGCAGAAAGAACCGCAAGGGCTGTATGCCACGCCAAATACTATCAAGTATTAGAGTAATGGGCTTTAGCTATAAAGACTGCGGCAGATTAGCTAAGACTGTCACTACGTTAGAAGCCGCTGTGAGTCCCTCAAAGAGGTATATCTGCTTTGTCAGAGGCCATGTATTAGCCATTGTAAACGGCAAGATAGAGGACTGGACAGAGGGCAGACGATACAGAGTTCAAACAGTAATAGAAGTAACGCCAAACAAATCAAAGAACGCTATCCGCAAGGCCGAGCGTTACAGTAAATAATAGTAGTACTTAAATTAAATATTGGAGAAATTACCATGCAAACAAATATCAAATATTCACAGATCAAAAAACTTAAAGCATTTTGCGAGGACTTAACGAGTCAGCCAGATTGGCGTGATGTTTTTAACGCCATAACGTGCCGCGAGCATGACTTTGAAGTAAGCAACGTGCGCTTTATCGACACTGATAATATTGACGAAATACAGCAGGAAGAGTTAGGCGGTGATGAATACATACTGGGCTGTTTTAACGCTGACTTTTTGTCTGAGGTGTTGAATCTAAGTGTCGAAGTTATCGAGGCTATACAAGACGCTGAGGGCTTTGAAGCATTAGGCAAGATGGTCTTAGAAATGGACAAGCTAGAAGATGTACAAGAGCAATACGCAAGTGCTGACGGATACGGACACCACTTTAACCACTATGATTTTAGTGAAGAAGAGCTGGAGTTTGCTGGTAACACTTATCATGTATTTGATAACCGATAAAGATAAGAGGAATAAGAAATCCCTTAGTCTGATTGTATTACTAAGAGGAATAAGAAAACCCCCCTTAGTCTAATTGTATTGTATTACTAAGAGGAATAAGAAAAGAGGAGTTATAAAATGAAAAACGAAGAAAATAAATTAAAAGATTATATTGAAATATACTGGCACGTTGATGATGTTCTCGATACGCGTCCTGACCTAACTGAAAATCAAGCAAGGGAAGTATTGCACGAAGTAGGCCGGAGCCATGATGCGTGTTACGGGGTCAACTGGGACGTTATACAGGACACCGCTTGGTTAATGTATCCACCAAAAAAGGAGGATTAAAAATGAAAGATCCAGATATGACAGGCCGCAACGGGATTCCTGTTGTCGTGCCTGAGTTAGTTTGTATAAAGAAAGAAATAAGAAAAGAACGCGATAGGCTGTTTGATTTAGAACTAAAAACCGGATACGAACCGGAGTTGTTTTATCTTGAATGGCTAGAGTCTGAGAAGGCGAGAGGCGTTGAATTTGTGTTAGTTAATTTTTAGCTGAGAGGGTTTAGAAATGGAAAAATTCAAAGACAGGGTTAAGCTGGGCATATCACCGAGCGCAACAGTAACCACCATAGAAGCAAAGAAAGAGCCAGAGAGAAAAAACTATATTTTGTTTGATCCGAATACAAATAAATATTTGACATTTGGCAAGACGGGTAAAGCTCTTTATGGTAGGTCAGACAATGTAAGTGATGCTTTGTTGTTTGACGATCTAGAAAGAGTTAAAATAATATCTGAATATTACAACATGATAATAATTAAGAGGTCTAAAGATGAATAGAAACGAAAGAATAATTGCAACTGTTTTTTCTTGTTCAGATTGTGGTAGCACTGATTTAACCTTTGCTAGTGAATCCTTTTTTAATGAAGATACTCAAGCATGGGACACCGCAGACGTAGACAACCTTTATTCAGCAAAGTGCTGGGACTGTCACGATGAAGTAGACGTTAATATTAAATATGTAAGGGCAGAAGTTCCCGAACAATTAACAATTAATTTAGGAGCGTAGAGAGATGAACAAAAACGAATTTGACAAAGAGTTTTTCCTTATAGTAGCTGTTGGCGTAGTCCTATGGGGTGCGCTTATTTATGGCATGTTTGATGGTCAGCACATAGTGTGGGGAGGCTAAGACAATGAGCAAGATAGCATTGAGAGATAAAGACCACCTGAGAGCTCACACACGCCACTTAGACAGCAATTCATTTTGGTGGTATGTCACGGGTATCATGCACAGTAAAAAGCCCTTCAGCGATGAATATATGGCTTTAAGGCGCTATCGTGATTTAGGAGCGCATAGGCGTGTAAAGATAGAGAATAAAAAACTTAAATTAAAGGGGTGGATATAGACAATGAAAGCAAGAACATTTTTAGAGCTGTTACAGGACAGTTTTGGGAAAGCAGCAAAGGTGCTGCACACGAAACCGAAAGAGCCTGTAAAGCTCGGAGACCATGCGATTATATCGGGTGATTATGACGATGGGGAAATAACTTTGTATTTAGTCTGTAATGATTTAGATATGGAGCTAAGTACCTCACAACTGAAAGAGCTGGAGTATGAAGCAGAAAAGACGTATGCCCATGAGTGTGTTCACATGGAGCAAGACTTTGCAGACGACCTAAAAACAGTGCATAAGGACACCACACACGTTGATTATATGCTTAGTCGATCAGAGACAGAAGCCTATGCCCGTGTAGATATTCCTAATGATATTAGGCACTACGGGCTCTCTGCTGATCTGTGGGAGTATACGTATATATTAGTAGGCAAAGGATTAATAGACACTGAGAAAGGCAAGGACGCTTATAATATGTTAAAATACTTTGATACTCCAATTGATGAATATATCGAGGACTATAACAATGGAAAACTTAAATACAATTAGAATGATGGAGCCCCTAAAGCTAAGTATTTGTGACGTTACAGGGGACTTATTTATAACTACTGAAAACAATCTAATGATTGTAGACCATGATCAGAGGGACGCTTTAGAGGACTTCTTGAGGATAAGTAGAATGGAAGAAAGCATTGCTCTTAATGAGCGTTTGGGAGTGAGTTATGAGTAGGTGCAAAGCGTGTGACAGGCTCTTAACAGACACAGACAATGATAACCTGTGCCATTTCTGCAATAAAGTATCTATCAAAACCAGCATAGACAATGACTATGACGGAGAAGAACTAGAACTTTATGATATTATTGATGAGATAGAGCTTGACACATAACAAACATATGATTATAATTTCTATAGAACACCAAAGAAAATCTTTTAGTTTGTTATCTATTAAACAATTCTTAAAGTTTTCTTTAGTATTCTATAGAAGCAAAGACTAACCATATACTACATACATAGGAGAAACGAAATGAACGTAGTTGAAGGAACTATTGCATTTAGTAACGTCTTAACCGAAGACGAATGGAAAGGCGCACCAGTAGGGTATAATGTCACGATTACCCTAGATTCAGATGAAGCAGATAAACTATCTGATATGGGCGTTAAGTTGAAAGAATACGAAGGTAAATACCAACGTAAGTTTAAGTCTAAATTTGATATTGATGTATTAGACGCTGATGGTAATGCCTTAGAACTTTCCGAAGAACTGCCGCGAGGCTCTAAAGTACGTTTACTTTGGGCTAAAGGTGGTCTAGACAAAACACACGGGTTGACCACTTACCTATCAAAGGTTAAGGTTTTAGAACTAGGTCAACCAGAGGAAATAACCGATTTCTAGTAAGTTCCCCTCAGCTCTTGTCAAGAGTCTAAACTAGACCTAAAGACCTCTACAGTGTTATACTGTAGGGGTCTTTTTTTATACATAGGGAAATAATATTGATTGAGCTAAAACCTACAGACGACCAACTTTTGCAAGCTATAAAGATGGGTCAAGAAATGGGCACTTTGAGAAACAGCATTTCAGGTGGTTCAGGAAACACGGCTGGCTTTCTAGGTGAAATATTAACAGCAGAATATTTAAAAGCAGATCACAAGAATACCTACCAATACGACCTAATTTTGTCTAACGGAAAAACTATTGACGTTAAGACTAAACGATGCAGGTCAGTACCAAAACCAGAGTATGACGTGTCTATCGCATCATACAACACTAAACAAGATACCGACTACTATGTATTCACAAGGACTAAAGGAGATTACTCTACAGTCTGGATATTGGGTTACATAGAAAAGGAATTGTATTTTAAACAAGCAACAGAGCGTAAGAAAGGAGACCGAGACCCTACGAACGGATTTCTATTCAGGGCTGATTGCTGGAACTTAGCGATAGGTGATTTAAAGAATATAGACGATCTTAAACTAAAGGAGTAATTATGAAATTACTAATATTGATTTTTATGCTTACACTGTCTTTTAACAGTAATGCATATTCCCCACCACTAATCTGCAAGAACGATGCGCCTGCCTATGCCTATACAGGTTTTAAAATAAAGGAATCAGATTCTTTTATAGCCCCGTCTGGTCACTACGCTGTGATTGATGTTATTTTACAGCCAATACACGAAGATTTTTTATTGTCTGGTAAAGTGATGAACAGTAAAGGCGAAGTGATAAAAGCACCTAACGGGAGCCAACGTTGGTTCTTAGTGTTAGAGGATTGGAATTGTAAATACTTCACGGGAGACGAGCTGGAGGCAAGTTACTAATGTTATTTATGCAGATGTTTGAGGAAATAATGAGGGGCTATGATTGCTCTTTGAATACGGCTATGCAGATGTATCAAAAGGGTACTGTGTGGGAAGATTAAAACTTAGACCTAGAAAACAATGGACTGTAGACCAGAGGGCACTAGCTATAGAATTAAAGGCATACGGAGCGCCTGTATCTTATATAGCAAATGTCCTCAATACTACAATAAATAATGTCAACTGCTACATGAGTAGCCACAACCTAAACGAACAAGCAGCAGAGAGAAAACTAGAGCTTCTACAGGAAGTTGTTGAGTCGTTTGAATCGTTAGAGGATTTAAAATGTTAGAGATATTTAGCGAGATAGTTTGGATAGCAGCAGGACTCGGAGTGTTCTGTACTGTTGTTTTGTTTTTCTTGCCTGATATGTACATTGTCTGGAAAGAAGCAAAGACTCAAATAGACTATGATGAGCAGCTTTATGAACTGCTCGATAAGGCTATGCAGTTACTAGAACAGTCAGAAGAAAAGGTTACACTTACATTCACCAAAGAGGGCGTAGAGATTGAGCAAGACAAGGAATAATCGTAGCAGCAACAGTATTAAACTAGAGCCGTTATCTTTACAGCAGAGTCTTTACATAAACTCAATAAAAGAAAAAACAGTTACAGTAGGATTAGGTCTTGCTGGTAGTGGTAAAACATACATAGCCGCTACACTAGCTTCACAATTTAAGATTGATAACAAACAAGGAAAGATAGTATTATGCCGACCCAATGTCTCAGACAGTAGATCAATAGGCTACCTAAAAGGAGATATGGACGAAAAGATGGCAGCTTGGGTTATTCCTTATACGGATATATTCAAGAAACATCTATCAGGCAAATACGAAGAATATGTAGCAAACGGAACAATAGACGTTGTACCCTTTGAATACATGCAGGGAAGAACGTGGGATAACTCTTTCGTGCTACTAGACGAAGCCCAACACACTAGCCCAAAAGAGATGGAGATGTTTCTAAAGAGGGTAGGTGAGGGATCAACAGTAGTTATCACGGGAGACTTAAATCAATCCAATAAGGGTTACTCATCTGGACTAAAAACAGTTGTAGATATGAGTAAGCACTTAGCTTATCTGGATTGTTATATTGGTGTCGTTGAATTTAACGACCCTAAAGATATTGTACGATCAGAATTTTGTCGTATAATTAC